GTGGAAAGTTCTTTTCGACTGAGACAGTCATCATCCTGTACAGCGAGCCAATGGATGGAACTGTGGAGTTCCACACATCCAATGCTGGCTCTGGCAGAGACCTAACCAAGGCGGTCACTGTGTTCTTACGTCAAGTGTCGGAGCATGCCAGCTATGCATTCACTTGTTACGACAATGCGCAAATCAGTGAGTTGTTTCAGTACACCCCATTTGCGGTAGAGATCACCCGTGTTGATGAAGGAGTAGACCGCACTTTCAAAGCGGTGGTTGATCTGCATGGGGGTGGTCAATGGGATTCGTAAGCAGTCTCGTTGGCGGTGTCAAGGATGGCATCCGCGACATAGGGAATTCCATCGCGCCAGGCTCTGGTGACGATTTGGTCACGGTAGCGGAAATCGCTGCCATTTACTATGCACCCCAAATGGTTGGCAACTGGGCCGCCACTGCCGCGTTCAATGCGGGTGTGGCCACTTCCACTGTGCTGACCGTAGGTACAGTGGCCCAGGCTGCCACATCGATGTTCCTAGTGTCGCAGTTAGCCAGCGACATTAGCGCCGGTGTGCAAGACCCTGTGGGAACTGCACAAGCGTCTGGCATGCTGATCAATAGCAGCAATAATGTCGCCCCTCTGCCGGTGGTGTACGGCAGGCGCCGAATAGGCGGAACACGCACCTTAGTGCAGGTGTCCGGTGCCACCAATGAGTATCTGCACCTGGTGATCTCCTTGTGCGAAGGAGAAATATTTGGGTTGCAAGAGATCTATATCGATGGCACCTCAATCCTTGATCCAAAGTTTGCGGGATTGGTTGAAACCTATGGGCATACAGGCTCCGATGTACAAGATGCAGATGCCATTCTGGTTTCACGCATCGGCTCAGTTTGGACAAGTGCCCACAAAGGGTCTGGCGTTGCATACATCTATCTGCAGCTCAAGTTTGACAATAAAGCATTCAGTGGCTTTCCGACCATTACAGCCGATGTAATTGGGAAATTGGTGTATGACCCTCGGCTTGGCACTACAACGCCCAGCAGCAACCCTGCACTATGCATTCGTGACTACCTGACCAATTCCCGCTATGGAAGAGGCATATCGGCTGCGCTGATTGATGATGCGAGCTTTATCGCCGCTGCCAACTATTGCGATGTGCAAGTTGCAGTTCCCATCGGAACTGCAGCACGCTACAGCTGCGATGGGGTCATCAATGTGGACGCTACCCCACTGGATAACCTGAAAGGCCTGTTGTCGTGCTGCCGTGGCATGTTGCTGTACACCGATGGCAAATACCGACTGATCATCGATAGCCCGCTGGCTTCCAGCTTTGCATTCACTGAGGACAATATCACCGGAAAGTGGAGTATCGCGACTGCTGGTCGCGCTAACCGATTCAACCGTGTTACAGCCTCATTCTTTAACCCAAGTGCCAATTGGCAGGCTGACTACGCGATAAGCGATTCGTCTGCATACCGTGCTGTAGACAACGGCCTGCTTTTGGAGGCTACAGTCGACCTTCCGTTCACCATCAGTCCTTATTCTGCTTCTCAACTGGCCGGGCTGCAGCTCAAGCAAAGCCGCTTTGGCCTGGTATGCAGCTTCACAGCGTTCCAGAGCGCCATGTTGTGCACGGTCGGCGATGTAGTGAGCATTACCCACAGCACGCCAGGATGGTCTGGAAAACTGTTTCGGGTCAATCAACTCACACTGTTGGAATCTGATGAGATAGAGGTCGTCTGCACTGAGTACGACGCGACGGTCTACAACTTGGACACACTGACCGCCGTCACCAGTACGCCGACCCTCACGCTGCCAAGCGTCTTTACAGTGCCTACTACCCCCACCGGGCTGACACTGACGAGCGGCACATCCGAGCTGATCATCGGCAATGATGGGACTATCACAAGCCGCATCAAGTGCGTGTGGACGGCGCCGGCGAACATCTTCACCACCGTTGCTGAGATTCAGTTTCAAAACGCTGCGGTGTCGACCTGGCAGGTATTCGCACTGACGGATGCATCGCAGGGCGTGGCATGGATCACACCGGTGACCGACAGCGTGACCTACAACGTGCGCATCCGGTTCACCAATACGATAGGTGTGTCATCTGCCTGGGTCACTTCGGCCCATACCGTAGTCGGCAAGCGGCAGCCGCCCGCCACAGTCAGCAGCATTACGCTGGCTGGCACCACCCTGACCTGGCCAGCGATTTCCGACGTGGATGTTGCCGGGTATCGCCTGAAGTTTGCGTATGGTACCAGCTTCGATTGGGGCGCCGCTATCCCCCTGCACAGCGGCCTTATCACCGATTCGCCCTACGTCATGTCGACAGTGCCGCCTGGCACGGTGACGATCATGATCAAAGCGGTGGACACCACCGGCAATGAGTCGCTGGGCGCACCGTACATCATCACCAATTTGGGCAACCCATTGGTTGCCAACGTCGTGGAAAGCTACGACTTTCGGGCGGCAGCATGGCCAGGCACTGTCACCAACGGTACACCATCAGGCGGAAGCCTACAGGCTACGCAAAGTGACCCATTCTTCAAGGCGGATGCCGGTCAGTTCTTTTTGACAGATGCAGTCACGTTCTTCAATACGAACTATGACGCGATGACATGGGTAAGTTCGGGTTGGTCTCCATCATCGGCTGCGGTGGGTAGCAATATGACTGCTGCCTGGACGCTCATCGGTGACGGTATCAATGTGAAGTACCGGCCCACTGGCCCCACCTCATTCTTCAGCGCTGGTGATGCAGCCTACTTCTTTGGCGATGATGCAGCAGCCTTCTACAGCCTACCTGGTGATTGGCTTGGTTGGCCGGGAAGCATGGTCGCCAAGAACCAGGAATATCAGTGGCAGGTCACTACTGCCGCAGGGCCTACGTCGGGCCTGTTGTCTGCATTCACTGTCAGCGTGGATGTCCCAGACAAGAACCTGAAGGTTAACAACTTAGCCATCGCCCCTGGTGGCACACGGATTACCGGCTCCATTGGGTACTTTTTCATGATCTCAAATATCCAGTTGACCCTGCAGGGCGGAAGCACTGCGGTATTCCTGGAAATCACAGACAAATCAGTAACTCTAGGTCCATTAATAACGGCTAAGAATTCAAGCGGTACTAGCGTCGCCGCAGTCATCGACGCGCTTTTGCAAGGATATTAAAAAATGCCGACGCCTTTACCAGCGCGAAATATTTTCGACGGGACTGCGCTACCCGTCACCAGCACCATGAAAACGTCACTCGGTGCGCTGCGGGATTATCTGGCGGATTTGCTTGGTACAACGGGTACAGCAGTTGATGCACGCACGGCGATGGGAGCCGCCTCCTCTGGTGCCAACAGTGACATAACTTCGCTATCAGCGGTGACATCTCTTAGTATTTTGCCTCCCGGAATGTTGCTGGATTATGCTGGTGGATCTGCACCAATGGGATACCTGCTTTGTGACGGTTCTGCTGTATCGCGCACCACCTATTCAGCACTGTATGCCGCCCTTGGCGGTGCCGCATCCGCTTGGGGACAGGGAAACGGAACCACAACATTCAATGTCCCCGACCTACGCCGCAAGACAACTATCGGCTCCGGTGGTACGGCAGTATCAGGCCCAGCAAATACTGTAGGAGCTACCGGTGGGGCGGAGACGCACACACTATCTACTGCGGAACTTGCAGCCCACAACCACGTCATCAATATCAGCGATCCGGGCCACAAGCACACCGTGCTGCTTGCCGTAACCCCAGGCGTAACCTCCACAACGCTTGGTACCAATCGCGGCGACGGCAACAATAACAACGGATTCATGGAAACCAATGGCGGAAACCCGCTCGGAACCGGTATCACAGCCACATCAAATAATAATGGCTCAGGTACAGCGCATAACAATATGCCGCCTTCCGTAGTGGTCACAAAGATCATCAAGACATGATCGAATTTCCCTGCTTACTCCTAGCATTTTTCGTGGGCCTGCCAGCGGCCTTATTTGTGACCTACGCCATAGGCATCCAGTACCAGCGTGAGAGCTTGTGGGCGTGGGTGCGAGGGATCTGCGAGGTTGTTGCAATCATCGCGATGGTCATCGATGTGATCGCTGAGTGGACGGTGCTGAGCCTCTACTTTATGGAGTGGCCGCTGATCCACGAATACACATTCAGCGACCGGCTGGAACGCCTTGTCACTGAGACCGGCTGGCGGTCCCGCATTGCATGGCCCATCGCCCGGGTGCTGAACTGGATCGCACCACCTGGTCATCCGCACATCATTAACGCAGTGAAGGAAAAATCCTATGCCTGAAACCGTTCATGACCGACGACAAACAGACAAGGGATTAGGTGGGAAGGTTGTCACCATTGAAGACCGCTTGACCCGTGGAGACCACCGCATGGGCACTATCGAATCCGAGCTGGCGGCAAACACAGCTGCGACTCGTGAGGTGTTGGAGATAGTGACCCTGGGAAAATCATTCTTCAAGGTGCTGGGTCATATCGGTAATGCCGTCAAGTGGGTGCTGGGCATCGCTACTGCAGTTGGCGCGGCATACGCGGCTTGGAAACAAACAGGGGGACACCCATGATCACAGCACTGCTTTCATTCCTGGGCGGAAATGTATTTCGTATGATCTTCGGCGAGATCATCAGCTTCCTGAACAAGAAGCAGGACCACACGCAGGAGGTCGAGCGCATGCGGCTGCAGGCTGAGCTTGATGCAGCCCAGCACCAGCGTAATCAGGAAGCAATCCGCACCCAGGCCGACCTGGGCGTCAAGACGATTCAGGTGCAGGCCGAGGCAGCTATCGGCCAGATCGAGGCGCAGGGATGGCTGGAGGCGGTGAAGGCCACAGCCATCAAGACAGGCATCGCCTGGGTGGATGCCTGGAATGCCGTGATCCGGCCCGGTGTTGCCACCTGGTCTATTGTCATGCTCACCCTGGCCGAGATCGGGGCGATCCACAGCTTGAGCGAAAACGTCACGGCCATCTGCAGCTGCGCCCTGGGCATCTACCTGGCAGACCGCAGCCTGATGAAACGCGGGAAATGATGCTCTCCAATGTCAACGTCCAAGACCGCAGGCTTACTGACGTGGATGCCGTCGTGCTGACAAGACTGATGCAAAAGCGCGATGAGTACATCACGCAGGGCCGCAGCAAGGAGGCCCACGGTGTGGCCCGATCTATCCGGATACACTGGGAGGTCTGCACCGACGCGCGCCGGTACTCCACTGGATGGGGTGGCATTTAATGGACGCCCTGGCCATCACCCTGGCGCTTATCCGGCGCTTCGAGGGGCTCTACCTATCGCCATACCTGTGCCCGGCCGGTGTCCCGTCGATTTTTTACGGCGCAACCTACTACCAAGACGGGACGCGGGTGACGCTCAGCGATCCGCCTGGAACACGAGAACAGGCCGAGGCCCTGCTGCTGTGGCATGTCCAGACGGTATACCTGCCTGCGGTGTTGCGGTGGTGCCCGGCAATCATCCATGAGACGCCTGGGCGTGTGGCTGCGCTGATCGACTGGACATTCAACCTGGGTGCCGGGAATCTGCGTGCGAGCAACTTGCGCCGCCGAGTGAACGCTGCCGACTGGGAGGCGGTACCTGGTGAGATTCTGAAATGGAATAAGGCCGGCGGCAGAGTGCTGCGCGGCTTGACCCTTCGGCGCGAGGCAGATGCCGCGTTGATCTGAGGCTGCAGTTGTCTCCCCGGTGTTACAAGGTCACCGGCTTATCCCTCACTCTTCGGAGTGGGGGATTTTTTGTTTTTCGGATACCCCAAGCTTTCCAAGCCATGGCCAGTCCTTGAATTTATCTCCCACCTGGCGCAGGTGTGAATAGCGCTTCAGGCTTGTCCAAGACCGATGGCCTGAGACACAGGCCACACGCGGAATGCTCCAGCCCATTTCAAAAAGGCGGCTTATGCCCTCATGGCGCAGGTCATGGAAGTGCAGATCCTCAATGCCCAGAAGCACGCAAGAATTGGTGAATGAGGTGCTGATCGAGCTGGGGTTGTGCGGCCAGATCCGGCCCTCGGTCTTGGGCTGCAGGTCAATTAGGTTCAGGGCCTCGGGCGTCAGGGTAGTACGCACATCGTTGCCGATCTTCTCACCCGGGTTTTTCATGTCCCGCACGATGATCTCCAACTCGTCCCGGCTCAGGTCTTTGCCAACGATGCGGGTGATCTCATCCTGGCGCCTAGTGCTGAAAATGGCAAAGGCAATGATGCGGGTCATGGGTATGGTGTCTTTGCGCTTGAGTTCCATGATCGTGTAGTGCTTCATCAGCTGGTCCAGCTCATCCAGCGTGGGGCGTCTGGTACGCTGCCTAGAGCGCCCGGTGTTCCCCATCTTTTCCAGTACGGTGCGGGCATCGTCCATCGCCTGCTTGTCAAGCGGGTAGCCCCAGGCGGGCCTGGCCACGGCAAAAATGGATGCTAGGTGGCTCATGTAATTGGCCACCGTGGACGGCTGGGCTTTGATCGACTGGGCAAACTTGACCAGTTCCTGGCTGGTGATCGCGGAGCAACGCATGGCGCCGATGTCATGGGCTTTGATAGTCCGCAGCACCTGGTCCTTGGTCTTTCCGTGAGGCTTGAGCTTGTCGGCGTTGTAGGTATCGATGACATCGGCCAGCACTGGGTCTTCCGGCTTGGTCAGGGCGCCGGGTACCGCCAGCTCGGTCTCGCGCTTTTTCAGCCAGGCTTCAGCTGCCGGCTTACGGTCAAAGGTCTCGGTTTCCTTATAGACCAGCTTCCCGTCCTTTTTGATACGGATCAGAGCCGTATGCCCTGTGGTGCCGTCTTTGCGCTTGCGTGAGAGAATGGTACCCATGGGCGGTGCAACATGAAAAGTTTTGTTGCACCAAATGTTACACCCATTGCACCAAATGAGCCAAAAAAGGGCTAAATCAGCGTGAATAAGACAGAGCCAACAGGGGCAGCTTTCATTGGGAAAACCGATTTTCAGAGGGAACACCTTTTAAGCGTGGCCCCCATGCTCGACTGGTGCGACGGACGTAAAAAAACCCAATCAAATCAACGCTGTATCTGATTGGGTTTTTGGCCATGTTGCACTTATGTTGCACTGGCCTTTGCTGCCTTCCTGTAAATCTTCGAAAAATCGCCCTTGACCGCGTGCCCACGGCCGCGCAGAACGTTGGCCAGCTCAGCCCGGTCGTTATGTGAGTGGCTGGCTTGGCCCATCAGTCCCAGATAGCTGTTGCCGGCAGCAAACACGTCTTCGGCCGGCATGGCCTGCAGGCGGCTCACGGCAGTTGCCAGCGTGCGTTTGCGAGTTGTCCGCCGCCATGGCTTGATGACGTGACCCACAAAGTCAATGCCGCGCTCTATGGGCTGCAAAATGGTTTTGGTAGGGTTCAGGTGCGCGCCCAGCCATTCCGGCAGCCATGCGTCGATTCTGGTGAGCGCCTGGTGCAGCCACTGGGGTGACTGGTGCAGGATGATGAAGTCATCGACGTAGCGCACGTAATGTCGGGTGCCGATCTTGTGCTTGCAGAACTGATCCAATGCGTCCAGGTAGATGTTGGCGAAGAATTGGCTTGATAGGTTCCCGATGGGCAGGCCGCAATGGTCTGGAGCATTGAACAGGCTTTTGTGCGGCGGCACCAGGGCCAGCAGATCGGCGCGGCCGCGCACCTCAACGTCCTGGCGTGGATCGTGAAACAGGATCGTTTCCGCCAGCGCCATCCAAAAGGGCTCGGTGACGCGGCGAGCGATCTTGGCGCGCAGCACGTTCTTGTCGATGGCCACAAAGAAGTTGGCCAGATCCATCTTGAGGTAGTGGGCCGGAACGCTCCAGTTCTGGGTGACTGAGCGCACGGAGTGCTCCAGGCGCTCGGCCGCGTACAGCGTGCCTCGGCCTGGAATGCAGGCGCAGCTGTTGGCAATGAAACTGGCATAGAAGCGCGGGCTGATGTGGTTGTAGAGCAGGTGGTGCACGATCCGGTCGCGGAACTCGGCGGCCCACACTTCGCGCGGCTTGGGCCGGGTGATGACGAAACAAATCGAGCGGCCGGGGCTGTACTGACCGCTGCACAATTCCTCATGCAGTTCAAACAGGTTGGCCTCCAGCCGCTCTTCAAAAGCCAGCGCGCTGGCGGTGTTGCGCTTGGAAACGCGGCAATCGAGATAGGCTTGCACCAGATCCACGAATGCGTAGGGGATTGAATCTGCGGACAGCTCGGGCCCTGGCCTCAACGTCCTTGTTGTTGTTGTTCTGGTTGCCGTTGTTGAAGTTCTGATACCAGGCGTTGTTCGACGAGTACTGCGTAAGTGCGTGCTATCTACATCACCCTGCCGAAGGCCTTGGCCGATCAGCGGAGCAACTGCGCCAGACCAGGCCTGCACGGGTGCAGCGGTATCTGTGGTGCGCATGGCGGTGGGCTTGTGGCCCAGCGGCACGACCAGATTCAATGTGCGCACGGGCGTGATGGCCTTGACCGTCACGCTGCAGGCGCCCTTACCGTTTTGAGCCAGCCACCGCC